AAGAATGTGGTGAATAGTTTCCTAAACATTTGTTTGTAATTTCACACTTTGGTACTGACTGTACTCCTTCTACACCAGCTATTAATAATTCAATTTCAGAAATGTTTATTGGCATATTAAAAGTCCAATTATCAATATTAAAATAATCTTTTAGTTCATTTATACACTTAGTAAGAACTTCTCTTTTAGTATATCCACCATAAACTCTTATTTCAAAATCTAATCCAACATTAATAATATACCCATCTATAAAATTTATACCATCAGTTAACATTCTATATTCTCCTAAATATGTTTTTAGGTTTTCTTTAACTGCACGATTTAGTGTACTTAATTTTTTTGATGAATCATATCCAAGTGTATATAAATTAATTGCAAATGGATTATTTTTTTCGTTTTGATTTCCCTTTTTACTTACTAAAAAGTTTTTTAGTTCATCTTTAATTTGTTGTTCTGTTAATTTTTTATCACCTAAGCTCTGAACTAATCCTGCAAACTCTTCAAGAGAATTAGGATTATTTAAAATAGAAGCAGGGGAGTTATTATCTAACTCACCATCTGGTGCACAGTATGCTTTTGCTATACCACCAAATTTAGATGGAAGTGATAATGCTCTTACTTGGTAATCTTTTCTTGTTACCGCTCTATTTTGAGATGAAAAGTTTCCTAATGAATTTTCTCTTATTTCATCAATAGTTTCTTCTCCTCTTCCACCAGTAGCAGGTGTTTCATTATCAACAGCAACAGATGATTTACCAGAATTATATAATCTTAATTCAGATGGAGTAAATAAATCAGTATCTTCATCATATTCAATTCGTTGTATTGATGTTAGTTCACCCTTGGAAACATTTGATTCAACACCACCACCAACTAAATACTGTATCGTAAACTCACCACTTGGTGCCTGGCCATATGATTTTGTTTTTAAAAAGTTTGATGGGTCAAATGAAGCTCCTAGTTTATCAATAGAATTATTTAATCCCAATCCTACATTTTTGAAGTTTGGAATTAAACTTTCATCATTTGTTGCGGTTCCTCCACCAAATACAATTGATGTTGAATTATCATCATTTATTTCTGTTGTAAATCTTCTAGATGTTTTTAGTACCTTTAATATTCTTGATACTCCATCAGTTTGGTGTTGTGATAGGTCTTTATCATATTGTTCGGTATTTGGATAATCAATATAAACCATTTCTTGTGCAAGATACGGAACATTATACCACTTGTTTCCATTAGAATCTCTTACATCAACAATATCAATTACGTTTGTATCAGCTATATTAATTTTAGAAAAAGAAGTGTTGTTACCAAATGTATATGTAAACTCTTTTAATTCGGCTGATATAGCCTTTATTGTTTTTTTAACCAAGTATTGAATTGGTTTTGTTGTATCATTAGGGTCATATGCCCATACTGTAATCTCTCTATCATTTTTATCATTAAAATCAAGTAACTCAGATGTTCTAAATTTTGTGTTTGTATTTGAAGATTGTACAATCATTCCTTCTTTTATTCTTAAATAAAATCTAGAATCTGGTTCGTAATTAGTTCCTGTTTTACTATTTGAATTATATATTGATGGAACAAGTTGATATACTGATATTTCTGCTACTGCTGGTGAAGTTACCTTTGGTTGATATCCCAAGTACTTTGCAAGAGCAATAACATTTGCCTTATCTTCAGCATATAACATTAATGATTCTTTTAATGAATCATCGGTATAATAAGAAAGTATATCTCCAACATAAGATGCCATTTCAATAAACATCATACCAGGTGATGATTCATTGAAATCAGAATGAGTTTTTGGAAAATAAGTTTTTGCGTATTCAATTAGATTTTGTCTAAATTGTACAAAATCTTTATTAAGATATTTTATATCTCTACCATTATTACTTTTAAATGTTGCCGAGTTTAATGCCATTTTATGTTCCCTGTACTGTAAATGTTAATTCATGTAAATCTATTTGATTTCCTACTGTAAATTCCAACTCAACATTAACTTGATTTTTATCTTTCAATTCATCGGTCATTTCAATATCTATATTTTTTATTGTAACATATGGTAACCAATAACTTACATTCTCTGTTATTGTTTGTTCTATTTTTTGTTCAAGGTTATCATCTGCCTGTTCAAATAAAAGAGATTGTAATCCTGTACCAAAGTTTGGTTGCATTATTCTTTCTCCCTTTTTTGTGAGAAGTAAATTTTTCAAATTACTTTTTGCTTGTTCAAATGATACAAAGGCTTGTTGGAAGAATCCTGTTTCTCCTCTACCTAATGGTAATGTAATACCATAAGCATAAGAATCAAATTCTTTCGTATCTTTTACTACCTTTCTACCAATAACATAAGCCATTTTTATTTACCCTATCTTTTAAACTTTTTTACAAGTTCAGAATTATCTCTATTTAATATTTTGTCTAAACCAGGTAATCCTGTCTTAACACCAAGTCCTGTTTTGTTTGGTTTTGTTGCAACATCACCATATCCCATTTTAGCTGCCATCTGAGTTCGTAATCCACTAACACCAGCTCCTGCTCCTTGAGAAGTAAATGATACTGTTTTATCCATACTTTCTTGAATTGGTTCTTGTTGTGGTAAATTATCTAATACAGATGCTCCACCACCAGGTGTTCCACCGCCTGCTCTTTGAGCTTTTGTAAATGGTTTTGTTTGGTTTAAAACCTCATTCAATATTGGATTTCTTGAAAGTTGTTTTGTTGGTGCCTGTCTTTGTTCCGTTAATGCAAGTTCTGCTTGTTCAAATGGGTCTACCACATCCTCTACAACTACTTGCGGAGAGGGAACGCTGACTACACCTCCCTTCACCTCTGCTAATCTTTTATTTACTTCTTCTGCCAATATTTTTGGAAAAGTTTTCGATAAAAATCGTTCTTGTTGTTTGGCAGTTTCTACCTCAACAAGAGTCTTTATTACTTTTATTAATTGTTTGTTGTTCATTTTGAATTCTGTTTATCTTAATATAAATATATGTTCTTTAATTTTATGGTTAATCAACACATGATGGGGGTAAAACAAAGCCTAAATATTTTTTTGGTACTTTTCTAAATGCACCACAACCATTTCTATTAAATCCTCCACCACTTGTATTTCCTTCTATTGTAATTATACCACCCGATTTAGTGACAGCTGCTACAATTCCTATATGATGCGCATCTGATACTGAACCATATAAAACAGCTGCACCTACCTTTGGAGTAGTAGACCAATAACCATTTTGTTTTCCCCAATTCATCCAAAAATCACAACCAGCTCTTCCATTTGGTGGTAGAGGTAATCCAGCTTCTTTCCACCAAGTTGTTACTGCGGCTGCACACCAATAATAACCACTACCAGTTTTTTTAACTTTAGCCTGATTATCTAATCCACAATTATCAAACATTTCATCTATTCTACCAGGTTCATCTTTCTGAACTCCGCCAGGAAAACCACCATAATTATTACCAGGTGGTGAACCTGTTTCTAATATTCCAATATCTTTTTTAGCTATCTGAACTACCTTTTCTCCTGCTTCACATTTATATTCTTCAGGTGTTTCTTTTTCTAACTCTTCGGCTTCTTCTTCAGATATATTTACAGGTACACTATTTACTTTACCCTCATTTAATTGAGTTTGTTTTAATTTAGAATATTCTTGTGCAGATGTTCTTCCTTGTTGTGGTAAAGAAGTATCATTTGCAACTCCATCTGCTTCTAATTTTTCTTTTTCTGCTTCCTGTTTATGTTCTTCATCCATTTCATCATTCTTTAAAAGGTTTCCAAGTTTCTTTAAAACTTTAGTTAGAAAACTTTCTGACTCAGGTTGTTCTGAGGTTTGTGATGGGGTTCCGCCTCCAATAATAGTATATCCTGTCCAAGGCCTAATTCCTTTTTGTGGAATTGGTGATGGAATTGAAGGATATAGTGATGTTGTAAAATAAAACCCACTTACTGTTGTAAGATGCTGTTGTATTCCTAAAATTAAACTATCTAGTAAAATGTTACTATCATTGTTAGGAAATGTTGGTGGTTGTGGTGCCCATGTTCCTATGTTACTAACAATAGATGAATTTAATAATATATTACCAATTGTTGCAATTGCAGGTATTACTGGTGGTACTCCTACAATAAACTCTGCACCAATCCAATACTGTCTTGTTGCATCTCCTAAATCATTAACAAAGTCATGTGTACCAGATTTTTTTTGTAAACTTTTTCTACAAGCAAATATTACTGAGTTCTTCATTAACTCGGTATTTCCACTAATAATTTTATTATTATTTATTGTTTGAAATCCTGATTTAATTAATAAATCATATTCAAATGTTAGTTTATCTGCAAAATCTTCAAACCGTTTTATACCGGATTGATTTTCCATATAACTTAGTAGGTTTTTTTTAAAAATGGAAACAGACATCTTATTCAGTAAAGTTTGTAGAAGATAATATTGTATCTAGTTTATTTTTTATATTCTTAAAATCTGCTTTATTGTTTGGTCCTACTGCTGTTGGCCCTGCAGGGGTTGAAAATATTTGTTTGTTAATAGTATCTATTAATTCTGCTAACAAATCAATTAAAGTTTGTCCTCTTGCAATTGGTTCTTTTGTTTCTTCCGTATTAAGAAATATTTTACCTTCTTCTCCTTGTCCTAAAATAAAAACAGGATTATCATTAGTTGTTATTCTTACTTCTCCATTAAAATCCATTTCAGCACCATCTAATCCATTATCTATTGTAAGTTTTCCATCTGATATAAATGAATAATTACCTTTTGAGAAAAATATCATTTCTGAATCTTTAGCGGATAAAACTATTCTACCACTATTGATTAAAACTTGGTCTGTTCCTTTTAGTTCTGGTGATTCGTGGTAAACTACATTATCATTTGTTTCTAATGTAACTTCATCGTTTCCAGGTAAAAATGGAAGCTCATACTCTCCACTCGAAAGAATAATTGAAGAACCATCATTTACAATATCTTCTTCTGTTGGTTCGAACTCTTTTAAATCTTCAATAGATTTATCATTCTGTCTGTTACGAATAATAATAGTTGGAGCTAATTTATTTTCTTCATTATTATATCCACTAAATCTAATTGATTGACCAAACCTACTTTGAATTATCTTATCACCTTCATAAAATTTTAAAGGATTAATTTGAGTTGATTCAAAATATTCTCCTATTTTAGTTTCTCTAACAGAATTATCAGTATTACTAGTATTATTAGCAATACCTGTTTGAGATGTTTCATTATATGATTTTCCTTGTGATACAGATTTTTCTTCTTTTGGAGTTCCTTCTAGTAATGCATTTTCAACTGCGTTACCTGTATTAATATCTATACTTGGTATTCGTTTATAAAATAGTGTAGCCCCAATTTTTATCAACTGTACTACTTCTCCTATTAATGGAATTCCCTCATCAGGATTCATTGGTGGATATTCTGGTATATTTTCTAAATCATGTGTCGAATCGGTTCTGCTTGCAATCTTACAATGACCAATAACCATTTCTTTATCAGATACTTTATCAACTAAGTCATCTGGTAAAGCAATAGTATTTGCTTTGCTATCATCAAGGTGTACAAAAACAACTACACCTGTACTTCTATCAAGCGAACTGTTAATCGTAGGTTTTTTGTTTGCGTTAAAAGAGCTATTTGATATTGCTACTCTACTACTCATCTATATCTACCTTTTGTTTTAATTCTTCAACTTCATTAGTTAAATCATCAACTTTTGTTTTTTCATTTTCTATTTCAATAACAGTATCTTCAAGTTGTTGAAGTAATTGTTCTTTTTCTTGGTCACTAAGGAATCCTGTATCGCCATCTACTTTTTCTTTTGATGCAACCATTCTTTGTGCAATTGCAGCCATCTTAAGAAGTGATTCATCGTTTCTTACTGATGTATCAACTAAATCTTTTATGATTGGACCAATTACCGCCATATCACCAGAATGTCTAATTACCTTTTTCATTTCAGCAATTAGTTCTGAAATCTTTTGTTTCTTATTTTGTTGATTATCATAGATATTTTTAAATAATCCACTAAGATTTTTGCCAGGAAATAATTCAAAATTTGTACTCATAATTATACCATATTAGTTGTATATAAATATAGTAAACGAAAAAACCTCACTTTTTAGGGTGAGGTTTAATCTTGAACGCGTTGTAGAATTAATATAATTCTTACTTCTTAATGATATGATATAGTACAAAAGCCCCTACAAGTCCTAACAGACCCTCAGCACTCAAACTTCCTAATATGTCCATAATGTTACCAACTACTGATACTTCTGGCCAAAAAGGGATGTTTGCACCTGAGAAGAGTACTTCAAGTACAACTCCAAAGGCGATGAAACTGATACCAATTTTTGTTAATTCTTCGGCCCAAGAGCCTATTTTTTTCAAAAATTCCATATTGTTCTCCTTTTGTTTTAATTAAATGTAAATAACTTTTCCATCTTGCAAAACTAAGGGATATCCACTCAATAACTATGGTATATATAAACAAAAAAATTTTAATATATATTGAAACATCAATTAGAGGGTTGTATTGTGGATTTATATATTTATGTACAAAAAAACCCAACCGAAATTCGTTGGGTTTCTATTCTAACCAATTTGTTATACGATTAGAGATTTCCGAGGTAATTTATAACTTAAAATAGTTTCCTCTATCTACAAATAAGTATATTTTAGTTAAAGAAAAGTTTAAAGAATCTTTTTACGAACTACATAAGAACCAAGTATCAACACATCCATCTCACAATTTAAAAATGTTTTTATTGCATCTTCTGGTGTAAGAACCATTGTTTGGTCTTTTAAATTGAATGAAGTATTAATTACAATTGGAAATCCATTTAGTTTTTCTAGTTCACCAAGTAGTTGATAAACATATCTAGCTCTTGTGTTTGTTAGAGTTTGAACTCTTGATGATTTATCTACATGAGTTATAGATGGTAATTTCTTTATAAATCTATCAACTACTTTTACTACTTGATTCATATATGGTATATCAGAATCATATTCAAAGTAAGTAGTTAATGATTCTCTTTTACATATAGGAGCAAATGGTCTGAATCCTTCTCTTTTTTTAATTACTTTATTTAATCGAGATTTCATTTGAGGGTCACATGGATTTGCGAATATACATCGACTTCCCAATGCTCTTGCACCAAATTCCATTCTTCCTTGAAACCATCCTATAATATTATTTTCAGCTATCAGTTCAGCAGTATAAGGTATTAGTACATCACTCGGTTTCCATTCATAGTAAACATCTAAATGATAATCATTAAGTGCTTTTAACATATCTTGTTTACTATAATCAGGACCTAAATATGGATTAGTATTATCATGTCTATCAATATCAATACCTTTATAAAAACTTTCAAGAGCAACTCCAATCGAAGAACCAGCATCTGATGGAGCTGGTGGTATCCAAATATTTTGAAACTTTGTTTTTTCTTTTATCTTACCATTTGCAGTTCCATTATAAGCACAACCCCCACTTAAACATAAGTTAGGTGTTTCTGTTATTCTGTATAATCTATTTAATAATTTAAAGAAATACTTTTCATATTGAAATTGTACCGATGCAGCTAAATCTTTATAATCTTGTGTTAGTTCTTCTTCTGGTAATCTATTTGATATACCCAAGTATTCTGATAGTTTTGAATTAAACATATGGTCATCAGACCAATCGTATTCAAAATAATTCATATTTAATTCATATCCACCATCTTTAGTAGAATAAATTATATCTTCAAATTTTAAATTATATTTTTCAGGATTACCATATGGAGCCAATCCCATAACTTTATACTCACCCTCGTTTGGTTTGAATCCTAGGAAAGCAGTAAATGAAGAATAAAACATTCCCAATGAATGTGGGAAATCTATACTTTGTAATTCTTTTATTTTATTTTTATCTCCATAAGATAAAGAAGTTGTTTTCCATTCACCAACACCATCTACTGATAATATTGCTGATGTTTTAAATGGAGAAGTGTAGTAGGTGTATGATAGGTGAGAATCATGGTGGTTACCAAAAATAACGTTGGTATTCTTACCTTTATATTTATCTATATTTTTATTTAATAAATTATAAGATTCGGTATTTCTGTTTATTATTTTTTTTCTATTGAAATATTTCCAAATACCTCCTCTTTTTGTAGATTCTGTAATTCTATCTAATTTCGTTATTGGGTTTTCGTAAAAACATATCTCAGATATATTTTCTTTGGAAATATTAAATTTATCAAAAAACCAATTTAAAGTATTATGTGGAA